TTTATTATATATATAAAAATCATCACTAGCATATAAAACAGAATTTGATGTATCCTCATCAGAATTGTATAAAACATATCTTAACCAATATTCATTGTATCCTGGAGTTATATCTAAATCACTCAATATAGAGGAATTACTACCTGTGGTAAAATAAGTATTATAAGGAAGACTACCGACTATAGGAAAATTATTTCCATAAAGAATACCAAATGATGTTCCATTACCACTTACTGAACCAGATAAGGTAAATATGGTTTGGAAATTAGCACCTCCATCAAAAATAGTAACTTGAGGGTTTATATTTCCTGCTGAATATACTGCCGGTAAAATATTGGCTTTTAATCCTGGAGGGAAAATATTAGATACTTCACTAACATAATTATTATCTCCTGTTAAAGGAATAGCTTGTCCTTCAGTAGTAATTAAATATACACTATGAATATTACCTCCACCAGGTACTTCAGGATAAGAAGATTCAATATAGTCAAAATATACAAAATAATTTGAATATCTTGAGGCATTAGGTACTTGAGATTGTGTAGATAAGGTTGTTAAACTACTATAAATAGGTTGGTTAAAACCAGGTGATGTTGTTCTGCTTCCATTATATCTAGGATTTATACTACGAGCCATAGTATAATTTGAATCTGGAATTGAGAATTTAGTGGCACTACCACTTAATATAGCTTGTTGATTAACAGGTATTAAAGAATTGTTTGTATAATCAACATCCATATAAACAGTACTTAATCTATTATCAGATATATTATTATCTAAAGGAAGAAAAGTATCATTTGAATTATCTTCATTTAAATCCCCATCAGTAACTGTTAATATAGAACCACTAAACTGACCATTAAAAAACTCTGATTCATTATTTTGGATAAAAGGTACAGAACCACTTGGTGAAGGAATAGTACCTGTCCAACTTTGGGTTACAATAGAGGTAATATTTAAAGCTCCACCATTTGAGCCCGAAATCTCATACATATCAATTGATCCTGTATATAAAGACTGAGTATATTCTAATTGAGGAACAGGGTATTTGTTTCTTTCTAATAAATGTTGCTTAATTACAACCCCAGAAGCTAATGAAGTTCTAACAGGAGTCCAATCTTGTAACATTTTAAATAAAGAATTATCAAAATATTTAATAAGTCTTATATAATCCCAAATGTTATAATTACTAATATATTTTAAAAAATATTGGTTTCTTAAAGCATCTAAATCAGGATAAGATTCTGCAGATGAGGATACTTGTCTTGGGTCACCAATATAATCTCCTATATTAAAAAACCCTAAAGTTGACATTATGTCCTCATTTATTTCATTTTGAGGAGAGAAAGCAACCTCTACATAATCAACATCTCTAGTATAAGAAGAACTTATTGATGGATTTTGTTGGATTGAAATTTGAGAAGATAAAACTTTACTGTTAGGAATATTTGAATCAATACTTGTTGTAGTAGGTAAAACTAAATTTGAAGTTTTTATCTTATTAGAAACTATATTTTGAATACCTACTGCAGGTTGATCATAAAAATAAGTTTCAGTATTTGCCGAATAGGTTGGGTTAGAACTTGTATAAAAATTACTTGTTCCTGTAAATGAAGATGTTGATGTCCAAGATCCTGTTACTTTAGGATGAATAGATGTTGAACCAGTATATAATTCACCTCCTAAAGCAGCTCTAAAAGCCAAATATTGACTTTGTTCAATAGATGAAGGATTCATTACATAAGCATCAAAGCTACTTTCAGAAATAGGTTGAGTATAATATCTTATTTCTTGTAATGAACCTGAAAATCCTACATGAGTGGCTGAAGAGCTAGCAAATAATATTTTTGCACTTGCACTCCATAAAGTAGGAATATTTAAGGAAGATGATGCTTGGAATCCTATAAGATTTCCATCCTCACCATTATATATACTGTTTTTAGCATATAAATAATATCCGTTACTTCCACTATTAACTAAAACAGACCACCAATTATTATCAAAGAAAGGTAAATAAACACTTGCAGAATCAGTTCCTGAAATGAATTTTAAAGTACCATACTGATAATAGGGATTTACTACAGCTCCTGCATATGATCCTGTTGTTAATCCTGAACCTGTATATTCTAGGAATACTCCTAAACCTTGATCTGTGGACCATAGACTTTGAGAATAATATGTTGGAGGAATAGATTCGGCTTTAAATCTAAATTCTACAGCCCCAGGAACATTATTTGGAGCACCCCAAGTAGAGTTTAAAGCAAAAGAAGAAGATAAGTAATATGAACCTGTTGATTTATAAGCATAATTAAATTCATCTTGCCAAAAATCATAAGTGTTTGGATTTTTATCTTTGCCTCCAAATTCATTTACTCTTAAAACAGTATCAGGGATACCGTAAATAGTAATTAATGTTCTTAAACCCTCTACAGTACCTTTTTTCTTAAGTAAATAAGGTAAATTGTGGTATATGCGTTTATAAATTTCTTTATTAATGTCATCTACAGGAGACAGGGAGGACGTTGAAGACGCGGTAACAAACGTACTAACGTATTCAAAACCTTGTGGGGTTGGTAATAAAGTAGATGCATCTGGAATGTTAAATAAACTACCTGATGGGGTAAAACCTAATAAAGCCGAATATAAATCATTAGATGAAAAATTATTTTGGTATATTTTAATACCTAAATCTCTTAATACATCCGCTACTAAATCTTTTGAAATACCATAATCTAATCTATTGTCAGCATTATATTTTTGTGTAACATTTTCAATATAAAGATAAATGTTATCAAACATTTGTGCTAACATTTCCACAAATAACTCATATTGAGTATTATTTGGGTCTTCTATAATGTATGAAGGAATAGCATTTACTAAAGCATTATCATTATTATCATCATATAAAGAGGCACTTAGTGATTGGGTTGTTAAAAATGATAAACCTGCAGCTGAGGTAGTAGTAACATTTATGTAAGGAGGGGTTGAATTGGTTTTAGGCCATGCTTTTGAACCTGATTCATAATAAAGATAATATTCATAACCATCAAAATTAGTTATGATTTCATCTATTTTGTTTTGCCAAATAATATTACTTGAAGAAACATAGTAATTTGTTGTAGTACCAGATGATAAAGAGGCACTAGCTTGATATGTTTCTATTAATGAAAGTTTATAATAAAAATTTTCTAATCTTGTTTGTGCCGAGGACATATAAACAAAATCAGAGTAATCAGTATAATCTACATTTATTTCAATTCCTTTTTCAGCCAATAAACTATTTACTTGATATAAGTAACTTCCCGTACCTTGAGATTTATTAGTGGTTGATAAACTAGTATATGAATTATAAGGGGTTGAATTATTTATTTGATCTTTTAAACCAATATTAAAATTAGGTCCTTTTAACTGAATATTTTCGTCTATTAAATTAAACGAAATTAAAATATCAATGTTGTAAGCAAGAGGTTCTGCTATTTGTTCTACAACCCAACATTCAGTTTTTAATGCAAACTCAATAGGGAGTGGTTCATATAATTTTATTAATACTGTTGGGTCATTAGAATTTGAATTATCTAATAAAACATTATTAGCAATTATTAATCTATTAGAACCAAAATTTAAATAAAAATCTAAATAACTACCTGTTGAATTTTGGATTTGAGAAGCAAAATCATTAGTAGTAGAGACTACTTCCTCATTAGGAATAGATGTAGTATTTAATCTTATTTCTGTTCTATCAGCAGAAATTTCATCAATATAATATCTATTTAAAGCAGATGATCCTAATTTATTAGTAAAAAAGTTATATAAAACATTATATTGACCCTCTTCATATCCTTGAGATTTTAAATTTTCTAAAGGCTCTAAAGATAATTGATTATCTAAAATTGAGTAATTAGGATATCCAATTTCATTAGAATATAATATAGTATTATTTAAATCATATATGAAATATTCAATATGATCCGTTTGAGGATCAAATGTTGTTTCAAAAGTATTTGAAGAAATCAGAGAAGTATCCTCAGAAGAATATTCCTGAAATTCAAAAGTATTAGGATTTAATGGTTGTATGTTAATTATTTCTTCCATTTATTATATACTTCCTGAAATTATTTGTTGTTGTAAATCAAAGTTTTCTTGTCTTAATTGGTTAATTTCATCAATTAGGGCTTGAATTGTATCATCTTGAATATTTGTAGATCCAACATATTCTTGACTTGTTTTTATAAGGTACTCATGAGAATTTGTTTCTCCAAGTTTAGGTATTTGAAAAAATATTTCCTGGTAATTAGAGAAAAATTCAGCTACTGAAATTGAGGGGATTGATTCGGGGGTTGGTGTTGGGGGTTGAACCAATTGAGTAAAAGAAGTATCAATTACCCTTTGGTATTGATTTTTATCATATGATTCTTTATTTAAGTTTACCTTAGCCATTAACTACTTTAAAATTGTAATTGTTATCAAATACTATAGTAGAACCATTGATTGTAGTTTGAATTAAAATAGTATAATATCTTTCTGGTTCTAAACCATTCATATACATTGTGAAATAACTACCACTAGCATCACAACTTAGTTTTGTATAAGTAGAATCAAAATCTATTACATATTCATTTGTATCTAAATCTTTTATAGCATAGTAAGATGCGGTAGGTAAAGCATAATTTGTTGTATAAAGAGATGCTGTTTGCCATACCCTAGCAGGATATAAAGGAGCAGCATTTACTCTAAATACATTAATACTACTAGAATAAAATACTCCTGGATTTTGGTCAAGGGCAATATTTGCAGGAATAGTATTTAATACTGTTAAACTACCTGTTGAATATGTAAAATCATTCCATTTAAACTCTAATTGAGGAGGATAAATAGTATGAGTATCTCTAGAAAAATATTTTAAAGTAACCTGTTGATTAGTATCATTTATAAATTCTTGAGATTGAGTTTGTCTAACTATAAATCCATAATTAGTAAAAGATCCTGATATCCATCTATTTACAATAGAGGTTACATTAGAATTTAAATCTAAATCAGAATAATAGTTAAAAATTTGAGTAGCTTGAGAACCAGTATACCATACCCCACCTCCAGATGAAGAGGGATTTGTAGTTAAATTATAAGATCCTGTAGTACCTGAGGTAAAACTTGAGGTAGTCCATTTTGTACTTCCAGAATAATCTTTCCAAACCCAAGAGGAACCATCACTATTTTGAGGTAAATCTAAATAACGACCAGTACCCATTGACCAATCTTCGGCTACAGCATTGATAGCTATAGAAGAGGTATTACTTAAACCAGTGGCATTAGCTATAAAAACTCTTAAATTAGATTGCCAAGTAGATCCTGATATTTTATTATTAATAATATCTGCTATTTCAGAGGAATCAAATTTGATTAAATATCTTGATGATTGAGGAAATTGTCCTACAACCTGTAATTCACCTGTGGTAAAGTTAGTTGATGCTTCTATTATTTCATCTAAACCTGTATTCATAGAAGGATATCCTGAATATAGGGTAGAATCGGCTATTGGGAATATTTTATATACTGCCATTGTTTAAATTATAAAGGTACTATTCTTCCTTGAATATCGGTATTAGGATATTTAACTTCAAAAATCATAGGGTCTAAAGATGGATAAATTACATTATTAATAGTTGCTCCTTTTACATCATATGAATAAGGAGAATATCCTAAATTTTCACCTGTTAAATTATTCATTTCTATATTTTTAACAGTTTGAACACCTTCAATTCTATCTAATAAAATATAAATATCTCTTAAAATAATTGGTTGATTAATTTGCCATTTGTCTACAGCAAAATAATCTTGTAAAGCCAAAATACATTTAGTTAAAATTTCATTACTATTGTAATCAGGCAAAACAATTATATCAAAATTAACACCAATATTAATGATAAATCCGTCTTTAATACTTACAGCATCTCCTACCATTTTATATTGAGATAAATAGGTATTTAAATTTTGTTTTAAAGCGGGAGAAGCATTAACTAATTGATTAGATGAATTATAAGATAACACATATAAATCTAAAACAGATTGAGCCTCACCAGCAGATATTGAACTTACTTTTGTTGGTTCAACATATGCTTTAGCAATAACTCCATATTTAGAAGGCATTGAAAGAGCTCTTACTAAATAATCATCTTGGGTTACGTTACGTAATTGAGAAGCAAAGTTTGCTGATGAATTTTGTCTTATTTCCTCTATTGTATCTCCATCTCCTCCACCATCAGCTGCATCTGGATTTGTAACTGCTAATGAGTTAAATATAGTATTAGCTGTAGTTGAGTTAAGATTTGAATTGATAAAATTAATGGTTCCGGACAATGTTGTTAAATCATTTGATGGAACATTTGATTCAACTCCCCCACCAGTTAAATATCTTACAGTTAATGTGGTATTAGAAGGTGTTATACCGTAAGTTTTAGTTAATAAAAAGTTATTAGGAGCAAAAGCTGTATTTAATTTTGTTTTTTCAAAAGGTAATCCTAAACCTACATTATTTGCATTAGGAATTATTTCCTCATCAGTATCTAAAGGATCTCCAGAACCAAATTGGATTTGAAGAGAACCAGAATTTACAAAACGAGTTGTAAATCTTCTTTGGATTTTTTCTAATTTTAATAAATAAGGAGTATTTGAGGAATCTGTTGAATAATTAGGATCATTTGGGTTAGTATTCTTAATAGAATTATAAACCATTTCTTGTCCTAAATAATCAACCTCATACCATTCATTTCCATCACTGTCTATAACATCTAAAATACCAATAATGTTATCAGTATTAATATTAACAGTAGTATAAGGTTCTGGTAATCCAAATGTAAAAGTAGTTGTACTTATATTAGCTGATATTGCTTTTTTATTTTTTCTTAATAAGAAATATGTTGGGTTTCCACTTCCATCAACACTAAAAATAGATACTTCTGTGGGATCTAATGAGCTAGAATATGAGAAATCTACAGACTCTTCTATTAAGAAACCAACACTAGGAGTATTTGATGAAATTATATTTGAATTTTCAGCTATTAAAAGAGAATAATCAAAGTCAGGAACATAAGTTGAGCCTGAAAGTTTAGCTGGAACTTGTTGGTAAAAATCAATATTAGTAACAGCCACTTGAGTTACATTTGGTTTATAACCAAACATATAAGCTAACTCATATAAGTTGTTTGTTTGACGAGCATATTGTAAAAATGTTTCTTGTATCTGATTATCTGTATAAAAAGATAAAACATCACCTACATAAGCGGCCATCTCCATAAACATCATACCTGGTGATGTTGGAGAAAAATCATTATAAGTTGTTGGGAAATAAGTACGAGCATAATTAATTAAACTAGCTCTTAATTCCGTAAAATCTTTATTGATGTATTGTATATTTCTTTTAATTGCCATTATATAAATGATATTGAAAGTTCATCGGTAATTCCTGTATTTGCTATACTATATTTAAAATCAACAATTATTTCATTAGTATCAGGATTAGATAATATATCTAAAGAAGAAATAATAACATTAGGAAAATATAATCCCAATTGTGTTTGTATATCTTCTTTTAATCCTTCTAAATTGTTGTTTGTTATTTGTTCAAAAATAAATGCTCTTAAGTTTCCTCCAAATATTGGATTTAAATATATTTCGTTTTGATTTGTTAGAAAAAAATTTAACAAATTAACTTTTATAGCATCTTGAGTTAAGTAAGTAGATTTAAATACACCGGGAGCATTAAAAGGAATAGAAACACCAACACCAGTTCCTGGTTTGGTATCTATGGGGAATATCTTTTTTGCTCCAAATGCCATTATTTATTCATTAAAGCCATTATCTGGTCTAATCCAACTTGTCCTTCAGGTAAAGCACCATTAATAGTATCTACTGGACCTGTTGGGTTTATAGTGCCTTGGTAAGAAGTATTTGCTACACCTCCATTTTGCATTCCCTCTAACATACCAGAAAACATATTTCTACGTTCTTCTGCGGTTAATTGTTTTGGTTGAGAAATATGAGGTTGAGCATAAGTATCTCTTATAGATTCATTTACAATTGTTTTAGGAGCTTTTACAGCCTCTAATATAATTTCACGTAACTCTTCTTGGATTGCCTCTTTAACGGCTTCCTTGATCATTTTTTTAAATTCACTTGGTTTCATTTTTTATAAATATTAAAATTAATAAGCTTTTAGATTATCTCTATCAATTATTAGTTTAAGTTCATTGATTAATACCTGATCATCTGTAGTAAATGATAGTTCAGTTTGAATTAAACTTATTCCTTGAGAATTTTTACCAATAGCTCTTCTACGATTAACAGTAGGTGTATAAGGTAATTCCTCTATTTCAATTATAAACCCTTGATAGGTAATTTGATTTTGTGTTTGTTGGGCTTTATTTTGAGAATCAGCAATACTATTTATTTCATCTGAAATTGGGGTTAATTCTTTAGATAATTCAGGATTACAACTTTGTATGTAACTGTCTATTTGATTTAATTGATTAACTACTTGTAAAACATAAACCCCAATAATAGAAATTACTAAAGAAGAACTATTTATAATAGATTGAATTTTAGATAATTTAGAATTTCCAAATTGATCAAATGTAGTTTTTCTAATAAAAGTTTGTAAATCATTTAAAGTAGATGGAACAGCACCTGGAATTACAGGGACAGCTTTTGCAGCTAAAGATACAGCTATAGATGCTATTTCAATAGTTGTTATAATCCCTAAGGTTATATTTAAAAAATCAGAAACTCCAGTTATAGATGTTCCTAATTTATTTATTCTAATTCCTATACTATTTAAAGAATTTACTATATTATTTCGTTGAATTAAAAGTTCATTTATATTATCCGAACATACTTGAGGGTTCGGAATATAAGTTTGAATTAAATTATCTAAAGAAGGTTTAATAATTTGGGGGATTTGTGAACCTAATCCAAATATTATTAAGGGTAATTTAGAAGAACCTTTTGGTTTTTGGTTATCTGGAGTAGCATCTTGTATTAAAGAACTATCTACAGTTTTTTGACTTGTTAAAATAGTTTGTTTTTCTATTTTAGCTTGTTCTTCTTGTCTTTGTTGTTCTAATTCAAAAGGAGTAGCCATTATACTGTGTAATTATATTTAGACTTTAAATTATTTAAATTAGATTGTAATGCATTTAAAGAACCTATTAATTGAACAGATGCTACATTTAATGGTGCTATAGGGGTTCCTGGAGGGGTTGAAACTAAGGTACTACAAACCTCAGCAAACGAGGATAAATTACTGATAAGTTGATTCAATAATTTTACTGTTTGATCTCCTAACAATAAAGGTTCTTTAGCACTTTTAGAACCTAAGTAAATATTTTGGGATTGGATAGTTACGATATTAGTATCTATATTTACTCCTCCTAAAGAATTTAAGTTAATACTTTTATTTGATGATAATAATAAATGATCATCGGTTGTATTAAATATTAACCTTCCAGATGATATAATAACTTGTTTACCTGAGTATTCTTTAGGTGATTCAGGGGGATTTGATTTATATGATGTATAATCTGAACTAGCGGGATTTAATGGTACTTGTTGAGTAGAGGTTAAATAAATTGATGATTCATCATTATTAATATCCTCTACAGTTGGTATCCATCCTTCTTTAGTTTGAGTACCTTGACCATTTCTTAAAATTAAAATAGGATCACCTGCTGAACCTATTGATGACCAATTATTAGAAGTATTAGGTACTGTTGAACCTATTCTTATACTATTTCCCCATCTACCTTCATAAATTGTATCTCCTTCAAAAGGTAAGAGGGGATGGATATTAGATTTTTCCTTAAAAGTATTACCTAAAAATATCTCTGTTGATTGGTCTGTTACTCTTCTAACACTACCTGCTTGGGTTTGAACATAATCTTTTTGTTGAGTTGGAGGTAGAGTATTAGGTTGAGTAGGATAAGCATTGTGATGTGGGTGATTCCAAAGTGCTACAGTTGTTAAATAATAATTATCATTTGATGTAGTAAATTGACCAATATTTGTATTAGGTAAACTGAATAAAAATACTATTTCATTGACTAAAGGTAATGATTTTTGATTTGATAGTAAGGGACGAGCATAAGGTAAAGGTTCATTACTTGAAATAGGATTAGATACAGTTTCATATTCAATAATTCCTAATCCATTCCACTCACCTAATTCTTTAAATCTAGGATGAGATTCATTTAAAATAATACTTTTTACTCTAACGGGTTGGAAAATATTACCTACTTGTTGAGCAAGAAGAGAACTAAAAACATCTCCTACAGATGAATTAAAGGCATTATTTAAAGAAACTAATCCTGATTTAGTTATAGGCATTATTTTTTCTCTCCAATATTTTTAGCTAAATCAAATAATTGTGCTTTTTCTTCTTCTGAGAAAGATAAATCATTAGCACCTGTTTGTGATTGTACTTGTAAAGCTCTTTGAACAATTGTAGCCATTTTAATTAATTGTTCATCATTTTTAACCCCAATTTCCATATACTCCTTAATTAAAGGTACAACCAGAGTCGCATCACCTATATCATTAATAAGTGGTTTTAATTCACCTATTAAAGCAGAAATTTGTGATTCCTTTTTCTTTTGGTTCTCGTAAATTTCTTCTAAAATATCGGAAAATTTTTTCTTTTTAAATATTACAGCATCTAGACTCATAAAGATTTTGATTATAAATATTTAAATCAAAACTTTGTATATCCATGCTCTAAATAAAATACATAACCTTCTTTAAATATATCGTAAAGTTGATTTGCTATTTTAGTAATTTTAGGAGTTTTAACATCAATTATTTCACGAATGTAAATGTAAAGTGCTTTTTTATTAAATACATCTAAGTTTTCTCGTTTACGAAATAATTCTAAAATAGCATCAGCAATTTGAGCATCCTCACCTTTTGGAAATAATTCAAATATATTTTCAGTACAATATTCAGCAAATTCATCTATATAATAAGATAATTTTTCAATGGGTTGATCATCTTCAATTTCATAAGAATGATTTTCATCTTCCTCTAATATAGAAACTGGGGCTGTATCTACTCTTTTTTTATAATTTTTCTGATTAGATAAAATTAAGTAACGTTTAGCAATAGTTCCAAAATAAGAATATGCTTTAGCTCCTTTTGCTGGATTGAATAAATGGATTTTAGATAATAAAAATGAAATAACCTCAAATTGTAAATCCTCAATATTATCTACCTCAGTATAATAAAATTTAAAGGTATGGATAATATTTTCAGTTAATTTAAAGAAGGCATAATGGATACGTTCATGATAAATTTTATTTTTTTCATCAAACGTAGTAGCATTATTATATAATACAATGGCATCCTCAGTATCTTGAGTAAAATACTGTACTCCCTTCTTTTTCTTTACTACTACCTCACTCATAAATTTTTAATTCTAAATTGATTTAAAACATCTTGAATCATCTTAATATTTGTAAAGAAAAATCCTATCTCATCATCACTTTGAAAAGATCCTTTAATATCAATTTCATGAATTTTTTTATCTGACATTTCGATAATATCTGATATTTTGTTAAGGTAAGTTAAGTAAGAAGCTAAAATGTCTTCTTGTTTTTCGTTTTTTCGTAATAAGTTAAAGGTCGTATATCCTAAGATTACGACCATTATACCTAAAATAATTGTTAATATAATCATAAATTGTCTAACATGTTTTTAAGCCCCTCACTTTTCAAACTACCTAAAGCTTTAGCTTTTTTATCTGAAGTGACTGGAGCTGATTTTTTATTAGTTTCCAATATAAATGATTTCTTTTGATTATCCACGTTACCCTGTAATTTAGGTAACCATTCTCTTTCAAATTCAATCCTAGCAGCCATTAAATCCGCCTGATGTACAATAAAAGGTAATGATGTCCGAGGTTTTTGTTCTGGGAGGTAAGTCATTAAATACTTTTTATTTGCCTCATCATATAAACCATCATGGGTTTGAATAGTAATCATTTCATTAAATGTATATTGAATACCATGAGACTGGAGTAAAAATAAACCACGGTCAGGAACAGAGGCAAATGCAACTTTAGTATTAAACATATAATCCTCTCCTAATTTTTCACGTCTCCAATTGTCAGTCTGGGGGATATATGAATCATTTTCTTCATCACCCATTTTACCCAGGTCATGATTTAAAGCGGAAAATACAAGTTCTTCTTTAGTATAAGTAGTAGTATCACAACCCATTTGAGCCCATAATTCATGAAGATGAAGAGCACAAGTAATTACTCTATTTACATGCTCTACATATCCTCCAGGAAATGCATTATGATATTCTTTTTTATGAGCAGCAGGCATCAACATTAGACGCTCACTATATCTTTCATAAAATTCAATTAATTTAGTTTTACGAGGTTCAGAAATATGATCTTCAATAAAACCCATTAAACGTAACCAATTTTTAGAAATTTGTTCGGCAGTAAGATTCATATATTAATATGGATTAATTTCGTTTGGACTTATTGGTTCTTGGTCAACAAACATTTTTGTTTCGGAAACCAATTCCCTCATTTCTTGTAAATTTTCCTCAAATTGGTCTCTAGTACCTTGACGTTGGAGGATTAGGTACATCTTCTCGATATTACCCTCTATTTTCTCCAACCTTCTTGTTATTATGTCTCTGTTTTTCATATGTTTCTTTAAACCCCGTAATTGGAATATAATACTTAAAACATTACACTCCAAGTTTAGGTTAAAGAGTTTTTGTAAAATCTAATATTTTTTTGATAAATGCACATTTTTCATATTCTTCATATTCCTGGAAGAATAAAATTGATTGTTCTAGTGCTTTTAATAATTGTTTATCTATATTTAAACTTATAGAGTCTTGATGCATTTTATCTGTAATATCAATCTTAGAAAGATAATAATAAGCTCTTTCATAGGAAACCCTATCACCCATTCCTTTTAAATTCTCTATATCTATTTCAGGATTAATTTTATCAAAAAATCCAACAATTTGAGAGGTAAATATATGATTATTTTGAATTAATTTTTTAAACATTCCTATCCAGTAAATAGGAGTATTTTTAATATCAATAAACATAACATCCTCTTCCGATTTTTGTTCAGAACCAGATTCAAATAAATCGAATATTTTATTTATATTCACGGACATAAATATAGGCGCCATACACTTTTATATAGCGCCTATAATGCATTATTTTATAATTTTCACCGATTGTGGTGATATCAACCAATAACGTCGTCTAAATGGTCAGGAATACCGTCTCCATCTACATCGGCTATTTCTTTATAACCAAAAGCCTCCATAAATTTAGCTACTCTTTCTTTTAGATCTCCATCAGTATCTTCAAACCAATCTTCTTTAAGTTGGTCATGATCTAAAATAGTAGTTAATGCTTTATACATTTTTTCAACATCATCAACCAAATAGATATCTGGTGTATGAAAGTCTAAACTAAAGGCATAATCATCGATTTGTGGTATTTTCATTAAATCATCTGTTGTACCTATTTTCTTTTCAGATGGAACATCTTTTCCAAACTTATGAAAATATTCTCCAACGTAGATATATCCTTGTCCTGGTTTTAATTGAAACTCACTCATTACTTTAATAAATTATAATACTCGTTAAAATGTTTAATACGATCAGGCAAACCAATTGTTCCACCATTTACTCTTTTTGTAACAGCAGTTACAGTTCCTTGGTCAGCTCCTTTATCACATATTAACCAAAGTTTATTTTTGTCAAAAAACCAAGCAGCAGACATTAAAGGATATTTAGTAGCAACTAAATCAGGATTACCTAAAATATCTTCAGGAACAAACTTATCAAAAGCTGAATAGTTATCTTTACCAGTTAATTGGATATAACCACGTCCTCTAAACTTATATCCTTCTTGAGTAGGTTCAGCACCATTCCCCATTCTACCTCCGTAAACACGAGAGGCAATAGCAATAGGTTTACGAGCATATTGTTCGGCTAAAGCTAAAGTAGGGAAATATTTTTTAAATATACCCATTAAACCTTTAGAAGAATAATTCAAATTTTCTGAAGTTGCTCTCCAACCTCCTGATTCATGACCACATTGAGCTAAGAAATGAGCTAATCTCATAGGATTAGTAATATTAAATTTAGCAGCAGTATCAGGGATCTGAGATAATACAGAATCAGGAATATGTCCTTTTAATTTATCTAATTTAAAAGAACTAGGAGGAACTACTATAGCTGGAGCAACAGGTGCCGCAGGAGTAGAACCCATAATTTTATCCCAAGTAGTAGGACCAACAATACCATCTGCTGTTAAACCATGTTTTGCTTGAAAAGCCTTTACAGCTTCTTCAGTCTTAGGACCAAAGTTACCTACAGGATCAACCCCCAGTTTAACTTGAAGTTGTTTAACCTGTTCGTTATTATCACCTTTTTTTAGTAACATAATTATCCTTCTTCTTCAGTTGGTGTTTTATCTTTATCTTCCTCGTGTTTGTCTTTTTTGTTCATAAATTTATCTAAAGATGCTATACCAAAACATCCTAAGATAATTACCATAAATCCATCGAAGATAAATTCGTTAATTACTAAAGCAGTTCCCATGTAACCAGTTACTAGGTCAACCATAAGTGCTAATACTAAACACAAAAAAGCGATAAAACCTACTACGGATTTTTCGTTAATTGTGTTGTTGTCGTCAAATAAATTTTTAAAAAATTGTTTCATATCAAAATTGTTTAGTTGTGTTTTTCAAAGCTTCTTGCAACGCTTTCGAAAACGCCTTACGGTTTAACGGAACCTCATTATTTTCTACGTTTAAAAACATAGCAAAAATAAATGTTCTTCTTTCGCCAACTCCATTAAAACAACCTGATCCTATACAAACTGTGGTCTTGACAATATAATCTTTTCTTAACCATTGTAATCCTGCGATATTAAGTAACTGTTGAGGAGAATAAATACTATCTATTGATACTTCAACATCAAATCCCTCTCCAGAATCAATAGGTGTATACCCTTTTTCAATTAATAATTCTTCTACTGTTTCTTTAACCCCAAATAAAGGGTCTCTACCATCAATTTGTTGAATTTGGGTAGAATTATGTACATGAACCTTTACAAAAGTGGGGGAAGGTTGTAGTGCAAACAATATTGAAGTAAAAACACTTAACATTTGTTATAAATATATTAATTTCTATAACCTGTGCGAAATAGATAATAATTTGAATTTCCTTTATTTGTGAGTCCTGATAAAGTAATAGATTGAGTTCCTGAATAAGTTGATTTGGGATTAGATGATGATATACTAATAGTATTCCATTCTATAGGTGTAAATATTCTATAATTAGGTACTCCTATCTTCCAACTTACCCCTATTATTTTAGCATATATTAAATATACATCTGTAATAGTTAAAGTATTATCATTATTAACATCCATTCTATAATAATCTCTGGCATTAAAGGATTGTTGTAATACTTTTTGATTAAATGATTGAGCATCACTTATTGATGGATTAGATATAGTTAAAGTATTAATTTGAAGTTGAAAATCATAAGTTGTAGCATCTTTAGTAGATGAAATAGTGTATTTACCGCTTGCATCTGTATTAATAGTACTCTCTAAATTATAGGTAGATGCTGATTTTAATTTAGAATAAAATTTAACAGGTATATTTTGTATTCCTACCCCCTCAGAATTATAAATAAATCCAGTATAAGAAAAAGGATCTGTAGCACCAACAATTCTAGTTTTAAAGTCAAAAGTATTACCATAAGGGTATGTTCCACAAATTACAGGTGAACCAGAATATTGCATTACAAATCTCATATAAACTTCTCCATTATAAACAGAGGTAGGAACAGTAAATGTAGCTGTGATTGTTTTGGTTCCTGTCCAAGCATAATTTGAACTGTGAACCAATTCCCCAGCATCTGTTAATACCCCATTTCCATTAAAATCAATCCATAATTTAAAATATTCCATATAATTACCATTAGTAACTCCTGTATATGAAATAGAGATTGATTGACCTGCTCTAATTCTAGGAACAGTATCTTTTGTATAAGTGTAGTCATAATAACCAGCAGGACTACCTCCACTTGAAGAAGAAAACCCTGTTGAACCTTGAAATGATTTCCCATTTATAGTCACATTAGAAACATATTCACAACAAAAGCTAGTAGGTCTACTAGCACATAAAGGAGATTGACTATAAAGATTTATATTAAATAAAAATAATATAATTATTATCCACCTCATAATCTTAATTTAGCTCCCATTAATATTTGATAATTTAAAACATCTTGTCCCGCTATATAAGTACCACCAGCTGTCAACCCCATTCCAAAAGTCTTAGTAATTTTATAATTAAGATTTAAAAAAGGAATAACAATTGGTTTAGATTCAAATAAAGATTCTGTATAAAATTTAGAATATGGAGAATAAATACCTGCAGCAATAATTGTAGCATCTATAGCTTTAGTTAATTTACCTTTATACATAAAACCAGCAATTGCTATAGTTGAAATTAATTCTTCACCATATAATTGCCCATAAGTTCCTGCTACTCCATATAAAGCAGTAAATTTCTTAATTGAATTTACACGTACAAATAGAGCATTTCCAGTAGTAGATTTAGGTAAAATTCCCAATCCCCCAGATACTATATTAATATGTTTATGTCCTACTTTATTAGTACCAATCCAAGATTTAATACCTGAAATGTTTCCAATTTTGGCATTAAACATAAAATCAGCAGATAAACCTAATGATGCTGTTCCATCACCTTTTACACGAGTAAAAGACATAGTTGCTCTAGCATCTTGAGCTCCATCTGCTCTAGTTTGAATACCTACAATATCTCCAGTAAGTAAAATTGCTGGTTTTTGGGTTTCTGTTTTAGCTTTAGAAGCAGCCTTAGCAGTAGACTGTGATTGAGTCTTTTGAGTTTCAGTCTTTTGTTCTTCTACTTTTTGTTCTTCAGGTTGTTTTTCTTCTCCTTTACCATTACCACCACTCCCACTCCCAGAGCTACTCCCAGAATTATTCCCGCCATTGTTTGAACTACTATTGCCTCCATTTACTCCTCCTCCTGATGAAGACCCACTTTGATTTTCTGATGAATTTCCTCCAGTTTGTTCTCCTTGTCCCTGGCTTTGGTTATCTGATGATCCACTATTGGAACTAGAATTGCTAGAATTAGAATTGTTATTATCATCTTTTTTATTATTTGATTTTACATTTGTCCCGGAAGAAACATTTCCTCCTACATTATTTCCCACACCTCCAGAAACACCACTTGTTATGGAAGATAAATCTAAACTAACTAAACTAGTAATATTACCTATAATATTTGCTACTTGGTTGGTAGAGGTTGTAGTTGTAGTAGTAGTAAGAACGCCTTGACAAGGAGATATTGTCTTATATTTGTTATAAATATTATTAATCCATGCATCGAACGTACCATCACTTAATTGAGCGTATGTAAACGTTTGTATTTGTCCATAATACGAGATTACAATAGGAGCAGACATGTCTGCGACTATATATTTACTTTCGTTAGTACACGGATCTATATAACTATAGATAAAGGATTGCCCATATACATCCCCAACATATAAAAATAAAATAAATAATATCTTTTTTAAAATTCCCATCTTATTACTACAATAGTTATTCCTGCTCCAAAAATAGTACATAAAAAATCACTCTGAGAATCATCAATAGTCCAGTTGGGATTAGTTTTATAATCATATATTTCTTTCCCCAGGGCAGCTAAACTCGAAACAGTAATTGTAGCAATAAGGGTTTTCTTTTCATCGTTAGGAATAATATAAGTCTTACACATGTAATGGGTTATAGAAGCGGCTGTAAAACCTGCCCATATATGTAACTGTTTATCCTGAGGTATGATAATAGATTGGGCCTGAAGGTTTCCCAACAAGCCCAATAATAAAATTAATAATATTTTAGTTTTTAAAGATACCATTCTTGATTAAGTTTTCTACAACTTTAGCAGTTGCGGTTTCTAAAGATTTACGAGTTGCTTTACCAACAGTACTTTGAGAAAACTTCATATCAAGAGATTTTAAGAATGATTCACCTGTTTTAGTAGATTCACCTTCACCCGAACCGATATAGATTTGTCCTGTTTTAGCGTCTACAAATCTTACTTGTAAACGGATAAAAGTAGTTACAACAACAGTTGCTTTACCTTTAACTACAGTTTCATCTTCATCTACAGCAAAATCAGCAACAGTCACATATACAAAATATTGAGCTGCTTTAATCTTACCTTTTCCATCAATAGGTTCTTCAAAGACACCTTTTTTAGATGCTTTAAATTGGGTTACCATCCTATCCTTGATTTCACCCTTCTCCTCACTAAATATAAAACGATTCGTTTCATCTAAATAATCTAATGTAGTTTCTGCAAAACCTAATCCAACATTTTTTTCAGCTAAAGCAGGATACATAGCAAATAATTTACTCATATCCACATTGACTACCTGAACTACTTTTTTAATAGAATCAGTGTAGTTAGAAACCGTTGAAATGTCTTTAGTTTCAATTACATCTTTTTCAGTAGTGGTTTTCATTGAACCACAACCTGCAATAAGTAATACTAATAAAAGACTACCAAGGTTCTTCTTCATCTTTAGCGGGTTTAGAAGCCGGAGCAGCAGCAGGAGTAGTAGATGCGGGTGATGCTTTTTCTTTAATAATAACAGTGTTAGTACCACCTGCGGCCTGTTGTTTTTGACTGTTTTCATTACTGTTTGTAATGTTAATAACAGGAGCAGGAGCTGTAACAGCTGTTGGAGTTTCTGGTTTAGATTCTTCTCCTCCACCTAAGTGAGTAGCAAACCATGCACCACCGGCAGTTACCGCAGTGGTAATAGCTCCGATGATGGCTTTTTTAACAGCGGACATTCCGCCTTCTTCTTTTTCTTCTGACATATTATTCGTTATTTAAAGTGCTTGATAATGATTGTCCATCTTCTTCGTCAACCTTTTGGATTAACATTTTGTCTCTATCTTCAGAATTAAACCAATAGTCAACTACTTTGTTTAAGTTACCTACGAAGGCACCTAATAAAATTAAAAGTAATTCTTTCCAAGATTCAGCTATAGTAACATGAAAGAAAACAGCCGAGTTAATTCCTAAAATAATAAAGAAAAATAAAAACAATACAACTAAAGTAATTTTCCAACGGTTAGATTGCATTTGTTGTAACATATAGTAGAAACGATTCTTATCGTCTACTTGTACAAATTCTTGTTTGAAAGCGTTTCCTAGTTTCATTACTTATTAATAAATATTTTATGAGATTTAGATGTTGTACTAGTTTGTAAAGACATTATGTACATTCCGTTTGCTAATTGATCTAATTTTACTAAATATTTGTATTCACCAGCAGGCATGTTTTGGTTTAATACCTCTAATACTCTTTGACCAATTAAATTACTTACATTCAAAGCAACTTCTGAATCTACATCCACTTTAAATTCAACTACTACTTCTCCTTGATTAGGATTAGGAAATATAATTAATTTTTCAACACCAATTACTTGAACGCCTTGTTTTGCTTTACGAACTTCAACAATACCCATTGCAGGAGTAACATTTAAGTCTTTGGCATTTACATCACCTACAAATTTAGGACCAGTCCAAATAGCGGCTGTACCCCATTCATCTTGAGGTTTTTTAGCAATAAATTGTAAATTCATTACTGTTTCTCCATCATTTAACCACTGACCACCTTTTAAATCAGCTGAACCAAAAGCTATTACTCCATTATCAGGATTAGTAAATGAGGTCCAGTTCATCATTTTTTCAGTTAAGTCAATTTTCTTAAATTCTAATAAAGCGGTATCATATTTTAATTCTAATTGAAAAGCACCTAATTGTTTCCCATCAGTTAATACTTTAACAGGAACATTAACTAAGTTACCTTGGTCAACAGTTACTTTAGGCATATTTACTTCAATTTTTTCAACTACATTATCATAAGAAACTGTATTATCAATAATATATTTGTTAGCATTAGCCTGATTAGTAATTTTGATAGGAGTTAAACGAGCCATTTTAAATCCTGTTTCATTTGCATCACCTTTAACATTTACATAATATGTAATAGAATCTTTACCATCAATTGTATAATAGAAATTAGTTACACCTGAAATTGTAGTTGCATAGTTGGTTGAAGACCCTTTAATAGTGTTATATTCGGCTACAGTAAAGAATAAAATATCTTTTTGTGAATTAGGCCATTTATTAAATCTACCTGCTAATCTACCATAAACTGAATAAACGTCTGCAATTGTAATATTACCATCAGCACCATTTACATCCATAGAATAAAAATCAAATCCTTTAGGAGTATAAGATGAAAGCATTACTTGATTAATCTTTTGAGCATCGGCTGTTGAAAAAACAGAACCAGCAGTCATAGTATCACCTTTAACAGCCATTCTTACATCCCAATAAGTTGTATCAATATTTTTAAAGAATACTACGTGACCATTAGAATTAGTAGATTTAGATTCTACTGTAGTCCAAGATCCACCAGGTGATTTCTTTTCTAAAGATACCCATAAGTTTTTAGAATTAGTACCTGTAGTATTAATAAATTTACCTGCAAATCTTAACATCTTTTGATTCATTCTACCACCATAAGAATAAACAGTTAAAGTAGTATCATTACCAAAATTAGTTGAAGCTAAATTAGGAAATGAACTTACACCTGAAATTTTTAATGACTTAATAGAATCTAAAGTGTTCCAAGTAGCTGCTGATGTATGAGTAAATGTCAAATCAAAAGTAGCACCATTTGAATAATTAAAAGTAGAATTAGTACCAGTATAAACTACAGTAACTGTTAAATGACCACTTGTATTGTTATCTGTGTATTGAAGATATTGGTCTGTTGATGAAATTTTTAATGAAGGAATAACACCTGTAAAAGCAGTATTATCATAAAAAATTCTAAACTGCATACCTGTGATTTTTTCAGAGGTTGAAGTGTTGTAAAAATACAAAGGAGCAACCGTTTTACCAGTTGTGTAAGTTTCTACTTTGTAACCAGAGTCAATTACTACCCAGTGACCTGTTCCTGGTGATGTTGAAGCACTTTGAGCAAAAGCTCCAAAAGTTGCTAAAAGCGAGATTAGGAATAATGTTATTTTTTTCATTGTGTTGCTTGTATGTTCTTTAAAGCATGGTCAATTAACCATGGTTCTGGATTAGGCAACATTTTTAAAAACTCTAATTCATAGCGATAGCAGTAGTTTTCTTCTGCTCTCTCACTTAATCCATTTTTCCTGCCCATCAGGTATAAATGAAGACTTTCATGTACAAGAACGACAGCTAAATTGTTTATTGAATTCAATTTAACGTCACCTACTGAAACTAAAATGGTTTTAACACCATCATTAGAGGAAAAACTGTTACTCCAAAACTCTACTTTAGAACAAACATTAGTTAGCAACTTATATTTAGTAGAATCATATTGCTTAACAATACTTAAAGCAGAATCGATTTTTAAATCCCAACCATCACCTGCTTTATCTATTTGGATTTGGGAATATAAAATACTTGGTAATAAAAATAGAATTAACCATAGTGATTTCACATTGATAAATATGAAACCTTTTTGAGAATTATTGTGGGCCATACAGGATTTGAACCTGTGATCTTCGCATTATGAGTGCGCTGCTTTCACCAGACTAAGCTAAAGGCCCTAATAAATGACTCTAATTAAAGAGCCATAATTTTTTCATATCTTTCACTCAATAGAGTTTCCAACATGATTCCTTTTGGAGTAAAATCTTTACCTGCCAAAACGTTTTTAACAATCGATGGAGAGGCTCCTGAAACTAATGCTACATCTTTAGTATCTGCTGATACTGGAACATTACCTTCCCGTCCGTTTACGTTCCAAAATGCTAATTTTGGCATTTTATAACCTGCGGCTTCAAACTTATCTTGAATTACTTCAAAATTAGTTCTACCACTACAAGCCTGATTAAACTCCATATCTGAAATAATCAAGATAGTTTCTGGTAAATCTGATTGAGATAAGTTGTTTTCCTTTGCTTTATCTAACACTAGGTCAAATACGGATTGCAAATTAGTACTCATACCCCATTCGGCTCTTCTTAACTGATTAAATCTTTCAATCACATTACCTTTTAAGTATTGTAATTTTGGAGATTCTGAGAAAGTAATAAAGGCATCTTTAAATACTGATTTATTTCTTTCCGACAAGTACACACCCAAAGAAACCGAAATTTCCATTGGCAATCCCAACATAGAACCAGATACATCACAAACTGGTAAAAATGAACCTTCTCCCACATAGTCAGGTAAATTCATCCATTGAGCTAACAATGTGTTTTTATCCATTCCTTTAGTAAAAGATTGATACAATTGATATGGAAATAAAGTACCTGAATTAACTTTAGCTTCTCCTTTTACAACAGCATTGATAAAACCACTGAATCTATACTCATCATTTCTAGCAAATGCTCTTTTGTATTTTTGGAAAGCTTGTGATGGAATTTTAGAATACTCAATAGCATCCCATTCTTTATTACACATAGCAGTTTCAACTACTTTAGTTTTTTCAACAATCATTTTACGGAACTGTTTTGGAGTAATTCCTAAATGCTTATGCATTGAAGAAAACCAAATACCTTTACGTGGGAACCATTTAGCTAACAAACCGCTATTTTCTTTTTCTAATTCACTTTTCATCCAATCCAAGTTAGTAGCATTTGGTGTTAAGATTGTGAAAACATCTTTCCAATAACCATATTCTGGAATTAAGCGAGCATTGAATTCAAAAACTGAAGGATAGTTTTTAATAATATAATTTAAGATGATTTGGAAGAATCTACGTTCTCCTGCTCCACCTCTAACGTCACGAGCCCAAAACAGACACTTAACAGCCAAAGTAGGATCTTCACTATATGCTTTTACAAACACATTAATTATATCTTGTTCTGACATTCTACGAGAAGCACCTGCTAAGAAAAACATATCTACAACTGCATTCAATGAAGTTGAGTTAGTCAAAGCCCCATTAGCAGTTAATGAATCTTTTTGTCTCATTGCGTTAATTAAATTGCTCATATCTTTTATTTTTTTCTTTTACGTTTTTTTTGCCTCTATCACGACCCGCACCTAGCCAATGTTTTGAGGGGTTACTGAGTACGGCATCGGCTAGGGGAGTCGATGATTGAGGTGTTAGATTGTAATTATTATGTAGTTTATATAATAATTGCTGGTTGTACTCATTCCCTCAAGAAGTTACAGGATTCGTTGTTTTTTCTACCAATGAAAAGCTGAAAATTGCTGCGTGAATCCTTTTTAATTTCTTTATGTCGTTAATATAATAACAATCTTTTAAACAGCCAAGCTATATTAAAAGAGATTTTTAAAATTTACGGGCTTCCATTTTTTTCAGTCAATGTTTTCGGAATTGAGATAAAAATAGTTGCTGTTGAAAGCCCTTAATAAGTTACGGGATGCGATTTGTGTCAAAGTAAAAGTTTGATTTTGTAAAATTGCTGCGTGCATCCCTTTTGGTATTCCCGATTGGATTCGAACCAATCACCTACGCATTAGAAGTGCGTTGCTCTATCCAAATGAGCTACGGGAACATATTTGGTGGAGAGAGAGGGATTCGAACCCCCGGTACCTTTCGGTACGCCGGTTTTCAAGACCGGTGCATTAAACCAACTCTGCCATCTGTCCAAATAAGAAAAAGCTTCGGGTCTTTCGGGGTTTCTGATTAGGTGCAATGAGTGACGCCTACCTACTATAAACCCTTTTTCAGTAATTAATACACTCTACTTCCTAATTACAGCTTCACTGCTTTTTCTTTTGGCGGCTCGTACGGGACTCGAACCCGTGACCTTCGCCGTGACAGGGCGACATTGTAACCATCTCTACTAACGAGCCAATAAATTTGTGGACCAGGTGAGAATCGAACTCACCACACTCTCCTTGCAAGGGAGAATCGCCAGCCTTGGTACATGCCAGCCCATTTATTTTGTTGTCCCTGGAGGATTCGAACCTCCACGCTCTGAGTCAAAGTCAGATGAACTGCCATTATTCTAAAGGACAAGATAATGAAACTATTTCTCCGGGTTTTACTTATGGTTTGTTCCCCATAACCTGTTGCCGTGCACAGCAGAGCAGGGACCTGAACATGATACCTTAGGTCATTTAATCTTCGTTGAGGTCATGACTCCTCTGAAGCTAAGGTTTCTTTCAATGAGTGCTTATCTCATCTTATGTTAGTTTCATGGTTGCGGGAGTGGGAATCGAACCCACCTAGTCCGAGCTTATGAGACTCGTCAGTGCACCAGCTCTAGTTCCCCGCAATTTATGGTAGCCCGTACGAGAATCGAACTCGTCTTTACAGGTTGAAAACCTGGTATCCTAACCGATAGATGAACGGGCCATTTATTAGCTCCCCGGATAGGATTTGAACCTATGACCTAGCGGTTAACAGCCGCTTGCTCTACCACTGAGCTACCGAGGAATAATTTGTTTGTCTTTCCAAACTGTCACCAATTTTGATGGGCTCATCTGATAGCAAAAGCTACCTAGCACTTGAGATTGAAACTCCTTGTACCTCGGGCGAGACTCGAACTCGCAAGCGATAAAGCCACGGTTTCTAAGACCGTTGTGTCTACCATTTCCACCACCAAGGCATTTTCTTCTCGCATGTCAAAGAACAACTTTATTGTTTAACTTAACAACTCGGTAAATATATGAACGATATTTCAAAATTCCAAATTTATTTTAAAAATTTATTCATTTAGAATCGTTCTAATTGGCACGAGTAGAAGGATTCGAACCCTCAACAACGGTTTTGGAGACCGGCATGATACCATTTCACCATACTCGTGTATATATTTTTTGAGGTCAGTATTGGATTTGAACCAATATAAAAGCTTTTGCAGAGCCGTACCTTACCTGTCGGACAACTGACCTTATATTTGTAGTTCCTATAGGACTCGAACCTATAACCCCTTCATTCGTAGTGAAGTGCTCTAATCCATTGAGCTAAGGAACCAGTTAGTTATTTTACTAACATATCAGCAGCGTATGTTGCCATAACACCTAATGATTTGTATCTAACTTTATAACCCATACCTTCAACTAAACCAACTGCTGCTCTTAACACTTCATTTGATTTGTATCTTTTATCTGGGTTAACATCTATGTCAATATACTTAACTTGAGGTAAACCTGCGTTTTTAAGTAATTCTGCTACTTCAACAGATTTCCAAACCTCATTCATTAAACGTACTTGTCTTACTCTTTCAACAGGTAAAACCTCTTTGTTGAATAAAACATGCGCACCGCCCTTCGGTTTATAAAGTGCAACTACAGTTGCATATGTTGTGTTATACGCATAGTTTTGCGAGTCACACCCAATTAACAATTCGGTGTCGGGATTCGCGTTTAAATACGATTTAACGTAGTCAACTAAGTCAACTGTTTTTCTGTTTGTTAGGGTCCTGAAGTTCATAATCTGTTTTTTATAAATAATTTACATAGCGGAAAGAGTTGGAGTCGAACCAAATACCCGAAGGTACACATTGCTTAGCAGGCAAGCCCTATCGCCGTCAAGGGTCACTTTCCATGGGGCCCGATATCCGTTTTTCATCTTACTCGAGCCGACATAAGCATTCACGGGTTGGGTGTTTAAGGAGTTTCGAAATCCCAACCTCTCCCGTCACAAGGGAGCGCTCTTCCTTTGAGCTATAAACACCATTTATTTGGTGGAGAAAATAGGACTCGAACCTATAACCTTCTACGTATCAGATAGATGCTCTAACCAATTGAGCTATATCTCCATTTTATTTGTGCCTGCAGAAGGACTCGAACCTCCGAACTCAAATGAGAGCTGATTTACAGTCAGCTGCAATTGCCGCTATGCGATACAGGCATTTATTTTGTCTTTCCTGCTGGATTCGAACCAACGATCTTCTCCGTGTAAAAGAGACGCTTTAAAACCAACTAAGCGAAGGAAAGTGGTCCAACTTTATGATTCAAACTATCAACGGCATGTGACTCCTTAGTTTTGTGACCCCGTCGAGACTCGAACTCGAAACCCCCTCATTAAAAGTGAGGTGCTCTAACCTATTGAGCTACGAAGTCAAATTTGCAGGATATCGCTTAACCTGCTGTGATTGGCCATTTCACATTTAACGATTTTTTTGTAGCGTAAGCCGGACTCGAACCGACACCATGTCCTCATCCCAAATGAGGCGGCCTACCAATTGGCCGATTACGCTATATATTGTGCGACGGGAAGGACTCGAACCTTCATGGCCGGATTTTCAGTCCGGTGCATTGACCATCTTTGCTACCGTCGCATTTGCTTCTCATACGTCAAAGAACTAAAAGAGCCCGATCTTGTGAATCGGGCTTATTTTGTGTTTCAATATGTTTTAAAAAACATCACATCATAAGCCCAATCAATCTAATATCCTCAGACACCGGATTCATCCAAGCGGCTTTAAGACTAAATTGATATGATTTACAATGTTTCATTTTTTATGTTTTAATATGTTATAAATATATGTAAGGGATTTCAAAATGCCAAACTATATTGAATTTTTTTTTTCTTTCTTTTTGAGCGGGTGGACAGAATCGAACTGACATCACAGGCTTGGAAGGCTAGTGTAATAACCATTATACGACACCCGCTTGGGAGTAGCCTTCGAATAACATTTAAATTGGGGAGTTAATCAAAGACTACATTTTTGAGCGGTAGACAGGATTCGAACCTGCGACCCTAACCTTGGCAAGGTTATGCTCTACCAACTGAGCTACTACCGCAAATAACCTTAACAGTTTCTATTGATCAGATAGGCTTATTAAGGGTTGTTAATACTTATGCCTTGGGCTATTCATATTAACTCGAAGACCTCTATGATGTGCTGATCTTACGGGAAGCATCGAGGTACTTTTTGAGCCGCCTGACGGACTCGAACCGCCGACCCTCTCATTACAAGTGAGAAGCTCTACCAACTGAGCTAAGGAGGCTTTTATGGACAATTAAAGGCTGTCCGTACCTGTGGTGTCTACTGAATTCGTATCAACGGTGATAGAATCAGCTGACAATGAATCAATGTTCGTTGATTCGGTTGAGTTGTTAGCACAAGATGCTAAAACAAACATTACTGCGATTGCAAAAATAACTTTTTTCATTTTGTATAAATATATTAATTTTTCTTTTTTGTACCGCGGGCCGGGGTCGAACCGGCACTCCCTTTTCAGGGAACAGGATTTTAAGTCCTGCGTGTCTACCTATTTCACCACCGCGGCATATCTTTTAAACATCCCACTCATCTGCTCCTACTTGTAGACATTCAAGTAGAGATGCTGTGGGAAATTCTTCTTTATGTTTAAATGCAGACCAAATTACCTCAAGTTGCAATCCACGTTTATCTGCTTCTGCTAAAATAGCATCACATTTTTCATTAAAAATTGCTTCTTGTTTTGCTTGTTCTTCTAATTCGTTCATGATATAAATATATAAAAAGATCTTTATATTTCCACGCTTAAATACGCTCCTTATGCAGGAACGTATTCAAGTGCTAAATCATACAAACGCTCATTCAAAACCATATCTTGTTGGAAGTTTTTGATTTTACGAGCTTTACGGGTTTTAGTTCCGTATTTGTAATTAAACATTCCATGAACCATTTTCTCTTGAACTACATTATAAACTGACCATAAATCTGATCCTTTATCTTGTACACGAGTTGGGGTAAGTAAATCATGTAAATCGATTTCGATATTTTCAATATCATCACCAAAACGAACCTCAAGAGCTTTTTTAGCAAAATCAAGAGCTTGTTCTTGACCTAACTCAACAGCACGGAACTTATTCAAAGATTCAACAGTTAAAGGTAATTTTTCAACCATTGATTTAATGGTGTTTTGCAACTCATCAAATGAATAACCATAATGTCTGATTTTCATATTTTCAAACTCACGGCTTGAAACAACCAAACCATTTTCACAAACCATACGGAACAAACCTGCTGTGAAGGTAAATGCATTTTTACCATCATGTGAATTGGTCAATAGGATTTGTGGAAACACATTATCACCATCTTCGGCAGTGATTTGAATATCGTTATTACGGAATACAACCAAATGCTTCTGGAAACCAACACCTCTACGAGCACGAACTTCTTTAGCATCAACAACTCCCCAACCTAGGGCTGACATATCATCAATGATTTTGTCGGTAGGAATGTGGGCATACTTTTCACTAGTTCCAGGAGCACTAGTAGCAGTAAAAATTGAAGGGGCCTGTTGGCGGATCTGACTTTTTGAAATGAATTCTTGATTAATGTTTAACATAACTCTTATTATTATTTTTTTCTATGCCGTGAATATACGAAAGATGTCCTCGGGAGCCAAATTTACTGCAGAGGAAATGTCATTTAGAATCATTCTAAGCGACAGGTTTACCAAGTAATGTTTTGGTGTGTTTTTCACCACCAATAAATCTTTGGTAAGTTCCATCCTCGTTAAATTCTAGTTTTTTACCTTTAAGTACTTTTTGAATTAATTCTTGATCTTTTACTACAGGTGCACCTTTAGCCAATAAAATATCTTGTAATTTACCTGAAACCTCTAAATAGTAACCTGGTTCTTTAAGTAATGATGCCATTCTGTTTAATGATTTAGATTTAGAGATAGGTTCACCATCATGACCCATTGCTGTTAATTTTTTACCTGCTTCTTTTTCCTTATAAGATATTAAAGCATCAGGTTCAGGATCATCGTCTATATTAATTACCTCATAATCAGCATCGGCTTCCGCACCTAACACGTCTGCTGCGCTTTTATAGTTTAAATTACCGCCTATAGGCGCATATGCTGTATTGATTAGGTCAAAGATATCCTTAGCATATTCTGATTTTTGGTCTGAAGAAAGATCTACCCATTTATCTCTAGGTAGTTCTTCAAGCAAAGGATTATTTTTTAAATATTCTAATAAATTAAAAGACATTATTTCACGTATTTGTTATAAATATTAACAAACACATCAAATGGAATACGGTGACCTAAAATAAAACTAGGATTAATATCACTTGATATTAATTTATTCAAATTAGGTTCAATTGGACGAGAGTGGATAGCAGGATTAAAAACTAAACAATCAATATTATAATGATTGGCAAGCAACATACCAACGAAACCACCCATTGAAGAACCAATAATCAAATCGGGTGAAAATGATTCAACCATATACATAAGCTCTTCTTCAATATTTGATTTACGATAATCAATAGAAGGAGCTAAAACTTCCGCACGTTCACGCATAAAATCAACTTTATCACAAACGTTGGAACTCTCTAAACCGTGTAAATACATTATTTTTTTCATAACCTTTATTTCTGCGACATGAATATACGAAAGAGGGGTTGGAAGGCCAACCCCTTTCTTTCTTTCTTTTTTTATCTTACTGCTACTAATTCAAATAACTCTTTATTAATACGAGTATCTTCCTCTATACTAGTAACACCATTCATCATATTACCTAAATGATCTGTAATACGATGAGGTTGAGTTAGGTTTTCTTGTATTCTATTAAATACAGTCCAAACATCATCACCTTTATCTTCATCTCTTACTGTATTAAGTAATTGAGAAACCTCAATACGATGACCTTTACCAAAACGAACATCAGCAGCTCTAGTAGCTAATACCATTGCTTCAGCAGGTGATAAACTACGTTCTTTTAGTTTATTAAATTCTTCCATAACACCTTGAGTGCGAATACCTAAATCACAAAGAATCTCTTGTAAACTATACTGACCTTTTTCACTATGAGGAATTTTAGCACTACTATAAGAAGTATGTGCAATTAAACCATTTGAACAAACTAAACGATAAGTACCTAAATCTGCTTCCATAGGTTTAGAACCATCACATGAATTAGTAATATTCATAGTGGCAACAGCCTCTGTTTGACCTTTAGAATTTTTAATCTGAAAATCAGGATGTTCCATTTTAATAAAATGGGAATTGATTTTACGGTTTTTGCCTCTTTTTTCATAAGCACCTGCAATATTCCATCCTTGTTTTTGGAGTTCTCTTACTGCATCTAATGATTCAACCATAAATGGTTTTGATTTAATACGTTGATTTGCTCTCCAACTTGAATCCAATGAAGGAATAAAAGCGGATAATTTGTTAATGTCGTTGTTTAAAGGAATTAAACTAATACTTTTTCTCATAACGTGAATATAATAAAAAAATTTTAAAAAGCCAAAGAGAATATTCCTTATTCAGAAATACTCTCATAGGCATAAAATACTGAATCTTTATGAATTGTGAAGTAAATATCAAAATCTTTATCACAATCTCTGTTTTTACTAAAGAACATTTTACGTTGTAAACCATCTTTAGATCTTTCAATATGACACATTGCATCAGTCATATGTTTTAAACGGTTTGAACCAACGAAATCACCTTGTTTAGTAACTTGTTGGATATTAATAAAAGTGGTATAATATTTACCTTTATTATTACCTTTTTTCATTCTATCTTGTAATTGTAAAAACCAAGATTCGGCCATGCTTTCAGTCATACGGTAATTATCTTTAACCATTTCCAAAACTTCGGCAATTGAATCAACAGCAATAATATCATAACCTTCATTAAACACATACTCTAAAGTTTCTTTAACTTGTTCAGCATAGTTTTTCAAGAATAAGGTTTGAACACAAGAGAATTTAGGTAAACGCTTACAATATTTGTAATAACCAATTTCATCCATCTCACCAGAAATAAACAAACATTTATAACCTTGACGAGTAAAATTAGCTAACATATCTAAAACAACTGTTGATTTACCTGAACCAGGACCACCAGTAATAACCATATTAGTACCAGGCATAATACCACCTTCAGTACTCAAAATAACATCAACCTCAGAATTAGTTTTCATTGGTTGGAACAAAGCATCACTAAACTTAAGTTCAGAACCTCTTACTAATTTAACAATAGAGGAATCAAATTCTTTAACTTCAACTTGTTTAGCAGGACGACCTCTTTTTACAACACTTACATTTTTAATTTCTACGTTTTGCATAACCTTTATTTTATTTCTATGACATGAATATACGAACCGGGATTGAGGGAGCCAAAAAGATGGTTCTTTTTTCTTCATTTAGAATGGTTCTAAATACCCCAATAATTGGCTTAACCATACCCAATCCATCTATCCGTATATACTTATATCGGGGAAAATATATTACCCATATCCTCTATTAATCTCACAACCTCTCCCGACGGTAAATCAAAAAACTCACGGTCATTTCTATGACGACAATAGCTTAATTTAGAATGAAGAGCTTGTTCAAAATCATATGGACGGGCACATTTGTACCAATAGACTAATTCCCAATCAACAACCACACCGGCATTATTTATTTGTTGTAGTCTTTTTTCCGGTTGATTAGTGGTCATACCTATCTTACACATATCCGGATATTGTCTATTAATTAAGACATACACATAGCCTCCAAGGCCATTTTTACGTGATTCATCAGTATTGTGAGATCCTATATAACGGAAATAGATGATAGATTCCCACCCATCGGAGGACGGATATCGTGGATCTAGAGAAGGTACTCGTGTATGGTGAGTAATATGGGTCATAATACTACCACCATATCCATCAGATTTAGCCTCTATCCGGATATACTCTGGATTATTTAGGATTTCATCGGGGGAAAGGTAAATGCTCATATATTTGTTTATAATCGCGATTCTATGGCTTTCGCCACCTTCGTCCAATCAATAGCGCTCAACGTTATTATACCACATTTAACGCGTATAAACGCACCAAACCGGGCCTCATAATCATAACAAGGTAAATTCCTAACAGATTCAATACAAGCGGGGGTAGATAAAAGCTTATCGATAGCTTGTTGGGTATATTTTTCGTTAATCATTTAGTAGTTTTTTTACCTAATTTGTAGCCTAGCCAAAGTCCTATTAATAAAGTTGTCAGTGGGTTCATTTTTTATCTCCTAATTTAAATTGTGTGTAAACAGCATCAACATCAATCTCAATATCGGTATCTGGAAACATATGAACCAAATACTTCACAAAACGTAAACGTTCTTGGGCTTGTTCCATTAATCTTTGTGATTGTAAACATTGGGCTTCAATCATTGCATCACTTAAGTGACTTTGAATTGCTAAACTTACTCTTATCATAACCTTTATTATTAATTTCTTATTGCGATGGGAATATACGAACCCTCCCTCGGGAGGCCAAATAGGGGAAAAGAGAGGTTTCGGGTCTTACAAGGTTTCTGATTAGCCTGATTTTACCTATACTTAATCTAAACCTTTTTTCAGTATAGTCACCTTTATCAGTGGTGTGCTAACTACAGCTTAGCTTAACTGCCTCTCTTTTTGGTAGTTAGGGAAGGATTTGAACCTTCACGCCTTTGCGGTTTATCCGACCCTTCCGGCTACTCTATGGGATAAGTTAGCGTCTACCAATTCCGCCACCTAACTATATTGCCGTCTATTCCGAGCTGTCAACCACTTTTAGGATTTTGTAGTCAAGACAGGATTCGAACCTGTAACGATGCAACCATATAGGATGTGATAACCATTTTCACATTACGCATTACCTGACTATATTTTTATTTCATTTCAAAACCATACCAAACAGATCTGTATAATCCGTGTTTATTTTCGTTTGTATTGCCATACAATACCCCATTTATAACAGCCACCGCATGACCTTGAACAATTAATACAAAACGACCTACTGGATTATTTTCCATAAATGATTTTAATGTATATCCGGTTGGTTTTTTATATTGTCTGTTGATTAACACTTTGTTGCTACCAACTGAGTAACTCATATTGCGTGATGGATGAGCCCCTATAAAACTAATTTTGTAACCGTTTTTGGTTTTACCAATAATTTTCTTGGCATAAGCATTTGTAAATGTACCTTTACGGTCTTGACGTTTTAATTCCTTTTTAACCCAAGCGTGTGCTTTATCATATGGAATATTTAAGGCAGCCATAAATGCTCTAACTACACAATCGTTATCCTCTGTTTTAGATAATTCACTTTGTGAATCTGCTAACTTCATAGTGTCAACGTAAAATTCGGACTTGATAGCCTCTATTTCTTTAACCCTAAAATAACCTGCTGGAACTTGAATTTTTTCTGTAATCATAACCTTTATTTCTTTAACACGGGGAATATATGAACAATTTCTGCGGGAGCCAAATGGATTTTTAAAATATTGGACCTTTTTTCTCTAAGTTTTTTAAATCAAATTCCTCAATTGAAACATCACCATCTATACCCTCATTATTACTGTATGCGTATCTTAATGCCTCTTCTTTAGTACCGTTGTATAAGGTACTGATGTAGTGACCTGAACAATCGTATCCACTGTATTCTAACCAAGTAATTTTATATATAACCTTTATTTCCATATCGGGAATATACGTATATCCTTTGCGATAGCCAAATTTCTTTTTAAGAGATCTTTTTTTGGTCTTTTGGATTTTTGAAAATTTTGGCCATATGGACTTTGCGCGCGCATTGGGGGGATATATAAGGATATACCTTGTCGAGGCGTTATAGGTATATTATATCTAGGGTTACATCTAATACCTTTTCCCCACATATACACGCCCGATGGACTACTGCGCGCGTGGGTACCTAATACGGCTATATACCGTATATATGCCGCCCGCCATACTACCATACAACGGGAGTACCCCCATCGGGGTACCCCACGTACTATATAATAATAAAATAAAGGTCCTATTTACCCTGCATTGATTGCAGTTCCGCGATAACGGCTTTAATTGTTCCAATATGCCATCCACATTCAAATGAGGTGCCACGTTCCAATCCATGTTTTGCCCCCTCGTCCAACTGGGCGATTAATGTTTTCTCCAGTGCCTTAAGGCGCTGTTGTATCTCTAGTTTACTCATATTATTTTCCTGCTGCTGCATAAAGGGCAATTACGGCTACAGCCAAAAATAACACCACCGCAGTAATAATAGCGGTTCCAATTAAACATTCTTTAATAAAATTTTTCATGATAAAAATATATTTTTATTTATAACCTTTATTTCCATGATGTGAATATACGAAATGGATCTCGGGGAGCCAAATAAACTTGCAAGTTTATCTCAAATCTGTTTTTGTAGTCAGGACAGGATTCGAACCTGTATTAGTATTATAGAGACTCTTCACTAACCTGGCTTGACTAAGGGTAGAATAACGAAACATGCGGTTTACATTCTTTGCCTTGCCATCTCTGCGCCCAGTGCGTCTACCATTCCGCCACCTGACTATATACACTTCCTCTATTCGTTGTATAGTGTGAACCAACCCATAGTAGTCAGGACAGGATTCGAACCTGCAAAGAAGGGTGTTTACCAACTTCTTTTATTATGGGGATTATTGCACTACCCCTAATCCATGTGCTTTGGATGCGTCAACCATTCCGCCACCTGACTATTTATTATTTCAATGAACTCTAACACGGTGAATATACGAACCCTATTCCGGGGAGCCAAATTTATTTTGACTCCTCTTCATTCATTACATAGGCTTTACATGCCCATGACTTGGCGTTCACTGCCTGATACTGGTATTGATTATATAAGGCAGTGTTGTGTAGGTCCTGGTTGATATCACCAACAGTAACCTCTTACCCGCACGAGCATACACGGTGATCGGGTAACCACTTTCCATCAAAAACGCAATCGATTGGATGGCTTTAGGTTTGTAATGACGGAATGCCTGGATAGCATTATTGGCTTCAACCTCACTAGTAACCATAAATCCAGCTTTACATTTAGTGATTACACGGTAAGTACCTTTACCTGCCTCAAATTTATCACCAAATGATAATAATTGTAAATCTCTGTTTTTAACCGCAATAATAATTTCTTGTTTCATAACCTTTATTTAACTTCTACCCCGTGAATATACGAACCGGGGTTCGGGGAGCCAACCCTGCCACGAAATTTTTGTCATTTAGAACGGTTCTAAATAAGATAAGACACCGAAAGCCCTTACGGGCATATTTTTGTTTTTTAGTATGTGGTTTTGTACGCTGGTTTAGCCATGAGTACTCCACGATCGACATTCATATACGCACTCTGGCGGGTCAGGGGCTACAGGTTGTACCTTGTACGGTGATAAATATATGAAAATCCAAAAAGATGTGAGGAATTTGTGAACATTTGCGCGGGACAGTATATATTTCTTTATCTGTACTAGAGGTTGGGGGAGCGATGAAAAGGGGTTAGACCCGCCTTGATTCCATACCATGTCCACATTCATCTGTTTTCCATATACAATACAAATATCACTATCTTTGGATATCCATATAGTTATTGTTTTCCATCCACTCGTGCCTCGGTGATGTCACTAAAGCGCTCATATATCACTGTTACCTCGTCTATTAACGCATCCAACTCATCAATGGTCAAACCATGCATTAACGATCTAACATCGTCTATAAACTAAACTAATGTTGTTTCTCAATTATCGCTACAGCCGGTCTACAATTCATCGAATCAATGTATTCAACGAAATCATTTAACACATTAATTGCCTCCTCATGTTCACCCACTCTACCGTACGATTCGATATCGTTCAGGTATAAACTGATACACGTCCTGAGATCATCCATGTCGATTGATGTACCTGGATTATGATTGTTTCTCTCCATCATTGTTTCTCCATTTCCGATGATTGGATTGCCGTATTGGTCCCAGCTAATGTCTAGCGGATTGTATTGTTCGTTATTGTTGTTCATTTGTTACGTCCCCACTTTTTTTCCGGTTCATCAAAGTATTCAGCATAAGTTTTTTTTAATTCATCCAAGGCATAAAATACATAATCGTCAGAAAATACCTTGTGAATATAACTTTCTTTATTGTCAAGTAAAGCACCAAATGCTCTTTTAATCTCAATTAACGCTAATACGCTAATTTCTACCTTATCGTTGTATAGGTCTCTTTTTTTATTGTTATCCATTTGTTCTATAAATTTAAGTACCTCCTCACACATTTTGGATGCCGAGTAGTCTCTACGTTCAATAATTTCACCATACAGGAATTGTTTTATTTGTTCGATTTGTTTATTGTTCATTATCTTCTATATGATTATGAATTAACTCACACACCCAAGCATTTTCAAGTTCATAAATACCACAATGCAATAATGCATCATCGTAATCATTGAATATCTTAACATTGCCATCAACATTTTTGAAAAATTCTTGGCTAACAATGTCTACAATTATGTATTGTTTATTGCCCATTGGTATGAATTCTAATTTCATCAGCTACAATAGGCATTGCCGCACCATTATTGTAGGTAATGACTTGTGTTTTACTTATCATTTTAAAGCTGTCACATCCAATTTCACTGTAGTTCATTCCGTTTTGCATCACAGCAATAAATGGTTTAGTTGTTTTCTTTGTTGGTTCGTTAGTGCAACTAGCCATTCCGACTACAGCACATAATGTTATAATTAATTTTTTCATATTATTACTCGTTTTCATAAACTTCATCCCACATTTTATCCCAGGCCAAATCATATTCCGCTTGTAGTTCTTTAGGCATTTTATGATACAAATTATCTGTTGTCCATTTATCCATTTTATATCCAAACTTTAAATCATTAAGATATGTTCCACAGTAGTGACCGTTAGGATCCTGTTTACAATTCATTGCCGAACAACAACCATCCTCACCACATCCACTACATACAGGACAATATGGTGAATCCGTTTTATCATCTGTTAGTTCCCAAAAGTTATCTTCAATAATTTGACCGTATTCTGGATCTAGATTTTGTTGGTTATTAATAAATTCTTCCATTGTAAGTCCATTATATCCTTCTGCTTCAATACTACTTATTTCCTGTTCAAACTGCTCTGTAGTAATATTATCAAGATGATTTTTTAATCTATCAGCCATTGATTGTCCTTTTTCCTCTAATTGTTGAGCATTAGGTAGATTGTCTATGTCACCAAACAAATTAGCTGCTCTCATGAATCCACTAATCCAGAACATTCTATCATTTTCATTACACCCATCACATCCCTCCCATGAATCAGATGCTATTTTATATAGTTCCTCTTGTGTCATTTTTCTTTTGGTTTATATGCTATTGCGTCTTTAAAATAATAACCTGAACTTAATTTACCACCTAATTCCCAATTCAAATCTGCTTCCCAATAATAAACTTGGGTTTTTTGATTGATACCTGTAATTGTAACATATTCAAGTCCATGTTCTTCCTTATGCCAATCAAGTGCCTCTAATTTATCTCCAAATGTAAATTTCATTTCTTCATTGTGAATCAACTTTTGTTGTTCATCATGGTAATGTTGTTTCACACTTACTTCTTTTGGTAATTGATTTAATAGGTCTTCAATTTTTGGTTTCATAACTTTTCAATTTCTTGTTTTACCTCTTGCCAATATTTCAAATGTAATTCTCTGTCTGAAAATATCAGTTTCATTTTTGATAATTCTTCGAGATGCAAATCAACCGCAATCAATGAATTTTTAATTGCTATTGAAGTACATAATATTTCATTACCGCACTCCGTATCTTCACTCATTAAAATCATTCGGTATTGATTTACCAAATTCTCTGCTTTTTCTTTAGGTGTCATAGTTTTTTTATTTCACGTTTAACTTCCTCTAGGTATGCTGTAACTGCCCAAGGGATTGTTTTATCCTGAAGTAATTCTTTTTGTAGTTCATGTGTTGCTATCCAAGCCGCTTGCTTAACAATATGTAGTGATGTTTTTTCATCAATGTCTTCATTAAAGTAAGCATACTTAATTTTATCAACTAGATTTGCTGCGTGTTCTTTTGGTGTCATAAGTTTATCATATTAATCCTCTATTTCAGCGTCCCACTCAGTTAGAACAAATTTTAAATCCAAAGCATCAACCTTGGTTTTATCTTCATTACAAAAAGCCATTGCCTGAAATCCACCAGTGGCACAAATAACACCTTGTTCCCAATGTGTGTCTTTATAATCACCTAATCTCAAATCGGCTGCCTCTCTAAGTAATCGCTTGGCTGTTTCTTTAAGCATGTCTATGGTAACATACTCACCAGCCCATCTCCAATTTAAATACTCCATTACTTCTTGAACTTTATCAAAATCAAATTCATCCATAATATCGTCAATCATTTTATTGACAGGATCTAAATATAACTTAGGTTGTGGTTGAGTTGGATTCATTTTGTTAAGCAATATTTGTAATTGCTCTAATTCATTTTGATTTAAATTCTGTATATTCATAACTTTATTTATTAATACCAATTTTCGTTTATTGTTACGTGACTGTATCTAATGTTATCCCATTTATCTCTACACCATACTTTAACCTCATTATAAGTAACATTTTTACCATATTGATAACCAACTACCTCATACATGTCAGCAATTTGTTTCAATTGTTTCCACTTTTCTCTACTTATTTTATTAAAATTTGCCATAACCTTTATTTCTATGTGGTGAATATACGAACCCTATCTTAAAAAGCCAAATCTTTATTTAAACGATCTACATTAGGAATAATAACCCTATACAAATATTGTTCCATCTCAAATAAATCTGATTTGGTTTTCTCACTAGCCCAATTTAAAC